TGGGATATTATGAAGATCCGGAAACGACTGCAGAAGTTATGAAGGACGGCTGGTTCAATTCGGGAGATATCGGTCTCCTCGACGAGGACGGTTTCCTATACATCACCGGCCGCAGTAAAAATGTAATCGTCACGCAGAACGGCAAAAACATCTATCCTGAGGAAATTGAGACATTGCTTTCGGATGTTCCCGAAATTGCAGAGTGCATGGTATACGGCAAAGAGGTTTCCGGTGAAAAGGAACTTATCATAACGGCTCGTGTGATTCCGGATATGGCTGCAATCGAGGAAATTCACGGTGCTTCCCGCAAAGACCCGGGCAAGCCTTTCACCGAGGAGGAAATTTACAAGATTATTTGGAGCCAGATCAAGCTCGTGAACCGCAAACTGACGAACTATAAGTGCATCAAAAAGCTTGAAATCAAAGAGGATGCTTTCGAGAAGACAAGCACAATGAAAATTAAGCGTTACGCAGAGCTTCAAAAAGACTGCGGAGAAGGCAATCCGGAGGGCAAAGCATAAAACTTTTCTATTTTTGCCCTTTACAAAGCGTAAAATTTTTTGTATAATAACAAGGTACGAAATGCAAGGCATATGTGAACAATACATTTCCCTGCATTTCGATATGCGCCATTAGCTCAATTGGATAGAGTCGCGCACTACGAATGCGAAGGTTAGGGGTTCGAGTCCCTTATGGCGCACCACATTGAAAACGCTGAAATTTCAAAGGTTTCGGCGTTTTTTATTGCCTTAATTTTTGTAAAAAAGTGTAAAAAAATAAGGCTTAATGGTGCTAAATAGCGGTATTAGGTGTGCCACTCGGTGTGACACTTTTTGCGATTAGCTGGGCCGCTTCAATTACA